CTTGTATAGGTTTTAAGTAATCTGCCGGACATGATCCTATTGCTGTGTGCGGTTCTGGATCTGGACAAAACATTACGATTGGCAGGTCGTCCCATGCTTCGCAATTTACTATTTCTAAGCCGTCGCCGATTGTACAAACTTTAAGTAATTCGTTAATGCCGTCTTGATCTTTGTCGTACCTGACATAATGTTCAATATATAAGATTTGTTGTCCAGTTACATCTGTCCTATCCGGATCATTTATTTCGTGTAATGGATTTCTAGCTTTTCTTTCGTCTTCGTTAGAAGCGTCGTTGCCGTAATTTGCGTACTGCTCTACTTCTTCTTTGTCATATCCCATAGCAACTAAATCTGAAACGCTAACAATCATTCTGTGTGCAACATAAGGAGAGTCGTGTAAGGATCTAGAGTTTCTAGATATTAAAATTTCTTCTGGCGGTACTGCTTCAATGCAAACTTTTTCAGAAGATTTTACTTTTCTAACTTTTAGGTTGTAAGCAACTACTACTTCTTCTGAGTCTTTTTTGCCGTCTTCATTAACTATTGTCCTGCTTTCCATAATTGGATTTTCTTCTAGGACCTCTATATCTTCGTCTGTAATTATTGCGATATATTGCTCAACAGATAAATTTTTGTATTCGTGAGTAGTCGTATCTATGCTTGAGTCATAAAATGCTTTTACAAAACCTGCTTTTCTAATTAATGCGTCTTTAAATACAGAATATAAAATATTAAATCCTGGATTTTTTTGATTAAAAATATAATTTACATAGTCTGTTTGTTGTTGTGCCGCAGGTATGTCTTCTTGGTTTTTAGGCACAAATTCGACAACTTTGCTTGTGCCGAAAAAAGTACGCATTAGCGAAGGCATTATGTGTAAGACAGCATCTCTAACATCTGTAGAAACATACTCAGACTGAATATCGCTTCCGCCTTCCGGAGAATTTCCTAAATAGTATTCGGTGGACTCAGCTCTCTCGTCGCCGAGCTGATCTATAAAATCTTTTGCGTCGTCTAATTCTGATTTTAAAACGCTTTGTAATTCTTCTTCATCAAATTCGTCTTCTACAACTTCTGTAGAAACGCTTACAGATGTTTCTTTTTTATATTCCATACAATTATCCTACTCTATAGATTTTGGATTTTATTGGTCGTTTAAAATTATACCCCATAAATGAGCTTCCGCCACCAAGAACGGCAGAAGTAGAAGCAAAAGTTAAAGCTAATGCGTCTGCTTTGTCTGGAGATTTAATACCTCTCTTTTTCATTTCCTCTTTGCTTTCTAATTTTATTTTTCCGGTAGATGTATATTTGTATATTGGCGAAACTAATTGTTGTACTAATTCATCATCACTAGGCATAAAAACATCTCTGCCAGATAGCCATTCTTTAATTTTAAACCATAGCTCAGCTCGGAGATTTAAGTAATTCTTTTTGCTAGAAGGGGACTCTCCTACATTGACACCGATAACCGGTAAGTTTAGCTCAGATAATCTATCTACTACGCCAGATCCTACACCGATTACATCTACTAATATTTCGCTTGGTTTCTCTAGCGTAGTGCAATCATCATATTCATTTTTAATAGCTCCGCATAACGCCATTAAATCCATAGAATTATATGTTTTTATTTCTAATACAGAGTTTCCTTGTCTTTTGCAGAGTGCAGAATTGTCGCCACCAAACCTGGCTACATCAATCCCCCAGACTATTGGCTCAGAAGCGGTTAGATCTACTTCTCGCATAACAGCAGAACGGCACAATTCCATAGGTATAACTGTGTCATTTTCATAACTAGGAAACTCTCCTAATACTTCTACTCTTGCAACAGTAGAGTCTTCTCCATATTGCTCTAACATACTTTGAAATAGTTTTTGGTCTGTGCCTTCTACAGTTCTTGAGTCTATTTGTTCATTTTTCCAAAAAGATCTTTTGCCGTGAAAACTATCGAAAAACGGCCCACTATTCCTTCTAGGGTTCGAAAATGTAAACCAATACCTGTCTTTTGTCGGTTCAGAGAAAAATCCCTCAGAAACGCTGTAAATCGGTCCTGGAATACCTGATGCTTCGTCCATAATTAGACAAACTCCATAACTAGAGTGAATACCGGCAAATGCGTCTGGATTTTCTTCTGACCATAATTGAGCTTGTGCGTAATAATAGCCGGTGTCTATTTTTAAATCTTTCTGTAATGCTTCTTCAAACCACTTTGCAGGTTTTATTGTTGTTGCTGTTTTCTCCCACCAATGATTATTTATAGCTAAAGTTAGCCACTTTCCTAGTTCGGCCCATGTTCTTGATCTTAATTGTTGCTCGGTGTTTGCAGTTACAATAACAGTAGATCCTAGTCTAGTAGATAAAAGCCAAAGTATTAGCCAAGAAACTAAAGCAGACTTTCCAATACCACGACCACTAGCAACTGCGAGTCTATACATTTCCGGTAAATCTACTGTTTCATTTCTGGCTATATGGTTTGCAATATCTTTTAAAATTTTTTCTTGCCACTTTCTTGGACCAGTAAAGTTTTCAAGGGGGGTATCTTCTTGTCCCCATGAAAAACAATACTTAACAAAATTATATGGATTGTCTTTAATGTTCAAAGACCATAGATCTGACATTAATTGCTTTTCTTCTTCTGGTTTGTATTTCATTACTTAGTCGGCAGGAGTAAAAGTGAGGAGAATATATAGTGCGTGATACTCCTGCCTATGATATTTGCAAGTGTCAAGGAGAGAACAAATACCATTTTAAAAAAAATTAAAAAAATTTATCTGATCAGTATATCGTATATACCTACCTGATTTTAAAAAAAGGGGGGATTGCGTCAAAATGGTTCCGTTTCGTTTTTGCATTGTAAATGGTCGTCTGGTTCGTTTTTTAAGTCGTGCTTCTTTTTAGGGAGTCCGCCTTTGCTCTGCTTGTCCTGTATCTTGTGGGTTTCGTTATCAATTATTTTTATTGGGTTCGTTATGGGTTCTAATCTTTGTCTGGCTTCTTTTAAAATGTTGTTCAAGTTTAAATCTACATTCAGAGATAAGTCCCTTTCCGCCCATTGTCCATGCTCCCCACGATTAGAAAGAAAGAATTTTATTGCGTGAATGTTTGGTTCTGGCTTCGTTGCTTGTTCGTAAAGACTATTACTAACATTTTTTAGGGCCTTGCTTCGTCCCCTAGAAATAGCTGCCAAAACTGACTTTTGGTTTTTCTTTCTATGAAAGGTACGCCATGAAACGCCTAAGTTATCTGCAATTTGCTTTTCATTGAGTCCCAGTCCGCTCAGACGCTCAATTTCTCTTTCGTCCAGTTTTATTGCTTTTCTGCCGCCTTTATTAACTTTATTGTCCATTTGTCCGTTTATTTTAAATGTTTTTTTTCTCTTTTGTGTCCTTGTTTGTCTTGTGGTGTCTGTCTTTGTCCTGTATCATCTCAGTATTAATAACTTATAAGGGAGTTTAAATATGGGTATTAAAGCCAAAAATGACAAACTAGACTTAATCGCTAGTTTATTCGAAGCCGCTACTATGTCGAGCTTTCATGTATGTTGTGAAGATGAACACTTTAAAGAGCTATTCATTCATAACGCTATGAAGCCGACACCGACAGTAGTGAACATATTAATAGATTATGCAGAAAGGGAGTTGATATGAAAACTGAAAATCTTATTAACGCTCACGATCTAAAATGCTGTCATGGGGACGGCGTTCTATTTACCAATAATCAATTTAAAAAGTGTTCTTGCCGCATTGGTAGGACCATTAGTTTAAGTTATGTCCAAGACCTAAACGACGAATTGATACTTAATAATCTTTGGGCAATCAAAAGGAGCTAATATGCACGACTACGAAGAACGAACCTATAAAGGTTTTACTATTTGCATTGAGTACTACGGAAAAACTCCAAACAGTAAAAACGGAAGGCGGTACTTTATAAAAGACAAAGACGGACAAAAGATAAAAGACATTTATAACAAAGATGTTTTTTTCTCTTTGTATAAATGTAAGTACCTTATCAATGAACCGACTTTAAGAAGGAGCTAAGCCATGCAAGGATTTATGACTAAAAGAATATCTTTGGAAGAATGGGACTTGCTCCCAGAAGGAGATAAACAAGACATTACAAGAAACTTTATCCACAATCACATTGACAGAAACCAATCACACTTAGTGGACGATTTACTGGAAAAAGGCATTTTTGATTATGAAGATATTAAAAACGGCTCAATGACAGATGAAGAAATTTTGTCCGAATGGGAAGATGACATTGAAAGAATGAAATCTGAAAATCCAGACATGACGGAAGCAGATTGTATCGACTTAGTTAGAATGGACGAAGACACACACCACGAAATTTTCGAATGGTATCTTATTAGCGATTGGTTTGAAGAAAGACTAATAGAAATAAATGAACCTATCTTATATACGGACTATTGGAATTGTCTTTATTGGGGAAGATGTTGTACAGGACAGTCAATTTATCTTGATAGAAATATACAAGACATGGCCTGGAAATATTCTTCAGATGAAAGATTGTTTAAGGTGGACGAAGACAAACTTGAAAGAATATCAAGACATGACAGAACCAAACCTTAAAATTAACGACTATATACAGGTACGCAATAAAGACCTTTTTGGTATTTATTGCGGCTTGTATGAAGGTCAAGCCAGAATTTTTTTAGATGAACCAATAATTAAAAAAGGCAAAGCCAAATATATTTTATTGGTTGATTTAAAAGAATTAAAGAAAGCGAGTAAGTATGAAAATTAATTTACGCTCAAGATCTTTTTTTTTAATTCTTAAAATGAAACAGACTTACCCAAATTTATAACCAACGGAGAATAATTATGAATATTTTAGACGAAGCAAAAAGCCATATAACCGAAAGTGAAATAGACGAAGTTTTAGACAGCGAAAATACAACTGAGTTTAATGTTGGCTATTATTTAGGGACATTAGATTTCACTAGGCATATTAAAAAATCGCAGGTCGAATATGCGGTGGACGATTTAGTTATGAATTTAGGATATTACGAAGCTAAGTATTACTGCGAAGAATTTACACACAAAGGAAAAAATATTTGTCCGTCTGGAGATGATAAAAGTTTAATCTGGATTGAAGACATACCAACAAAAGAATTAGAAGAAAGCACTTATAAAAGTCTTAGAATTTTAAACGACTTTGTATTTAGCAATCTTGTAATATCCGATAAACATAAAAACATAGAAGGAGAATAACTATGGCTAAAAGTAAAGAGCTAAGAAAATTTGAAATAGAAGCTATAACGGAAGAAATTACAGCTAATATTTACAAACGCAGAAACAAAGAAGCTAAAGACTTTCAAAAGTCTGACGCTTTTGCGTCTGCAAGGCAGTTAGAAAAATCTTTAAAAAAACTTTCCAAAAAGAAAAAAGAATTAAATAAAGAAATCTCTGACATAAAAAACATAATCAGAAACGAAGTTAGCAAGTTAAGATACACTCTCAAAAGGGACGATATTAACTTGTATTTTCAAGAACACTACCCAGACGAAGACGGCGTTTTACTTTTAGAGCCGTCTGTTTATGAAATTAGAAAAAAGGTAGAACAAAAACTTACTATGGCACTTATCCCAAATGATGTAAGAGATAGGTTAGCAGACATAGTTTCCCAAATAACAAACGAATTATCATAACCCCCCCCTATGATAATGCTAGGACGCTCTGAAAGGATAACTAAGCATACAGTACGCTTAGCCATTCGTTGATACTGTTAAGGAGCGTCCTAGTCAATTAAAGGAGAATAAACATGAAATCAAAAAATTATACTAAATACATTATTACTTACTCTTACAACGGAGAAGGTTATAGCGACTCAGATATAGAAATTATATCTGTAGAGAATGACTGGCCTGAGAAAAAACCAAATTACAATGTCATTAATTACATTATGGAAGGATTAATAGGAACGCCAGATTTAAAAACAATAAACATTGAAGACAATAGAATTGAATACCATATCGACAATGAATGTGACGACGCAGGTTGTATTTACTTCAACGAAGTCGAAGGAAATGAGTTAGCTGTAGAGATTTACCCTAACATATGCAGTTTATGTATTGTCCGTGATGAACAAACCTTGCAATACATAAAACAACGCATAAGGGCGGCTATGCAACAAGATAACTATGACTATGAATGGCCGTCTAACGAGCTTGAAGAAGAACACGACGAAGTTTATGGATATTGTGCGGAAGAAATTGGACCTATTGA